TGGTAAGCAGTTCTATTATTTGCTTTGATTCTCCGCAGCAATTTTCAGTTACCTATATATTCTCAACACATTTCATAAATGTTTTAGTTTCCATATCAAATGGATTACAATCATAATAGAAAAGACATTTTGTAAAATCTTCTGCACACTGTAATATAAGCGTATCAATATCTGTTGTATTAGAATCAAACAATTCAATATCTGCTTCAAATACTTTACAAATATGTTCTTTTTTATTTTCATCTTTTGTTATAACTAATTCCCAGAATTTTCCTTCTGGATAAATATTTAAAATAAATCCTTTTTCTTTCAGTAAATTACTGTAATTCATATTCTCACCTACCTTAAAAACAATCTTTTATTGTAATTTGACCAAATCATAACTATTTACTGACATATCAATAATTTGTTGACCATCCCATTGTACATAAACAAATCCATCTGAGTAATAACGGATTCCTTTTATAACAGTTCCATCTATATATTCTGTTGTACGATCATGTCTGTTTTTATATTTTCTTACTCGATCTCCCTTTCTTAAACACTTCCAGTCTTTATTTTCTATCAACCCTATACCCCTTTTCATGAAAACAATTTTTATCATCTTTCATAAAAACTACATGGTATCTTGCATTTTCCTGTCGATGATGCACCTTTACCACATAGTCCATCCTTCATGTATTTACAAGCGTCTTTTATAGCACCAATATTTCGCGATCCACAATTATTACAATGATACGATTTCTCTTTTTCATCATATCGAATATCTCTGTTTCCACAATCTAAACAAATCATAATTCTCTCCCATGAAAACAATCTTTCAACTTCTCACCAAATCCATCACAATCTTAACACCAAATCTCTCAAATGCTTCATAAGTTCTTTCCAACTCGTCATAAGTTGCCTTACTTAATCTGTCTCGCATCAACATTAAGTCATTTTCTGATGGATTAATTTCTTTTTTAATTTGATTTAATATAGCATCTCTATATTTACATTTTATCGAAAAATCCCCAACCATATTTTAACCTTCCTTAGAACTATAACATTACCCATAGATTTCTACCATAATATTCTCTTCTTATATGAGAAACATCATTATCAATTTTAGACAATTCAACTTTTTCAAAAGTTACATTTTTGCAGCCATCCATAGTTCTGTTTCCAAATCTATTTTTAGTACATTCAATTCCATTTGATAATTCCTCAACCATAACAGAAGTCACTTCTCGTAAATGTTTGATTTTTTGTGTTTCTTCATACGTCATATTATTCACATCCTTTACAATGAAAGCAATTTTTCAACTTATTCTACAATCTGTATAATATGAACATTTTCTTTTGGATAATTCATCTTCAAACAATCATCTTTGAATTTTCTTGCAGCGTTCAATGTCATTTCATCACTCATCTGATAACCGCCACTATGTCCTTTATATATAACTCTATACATATCTATCACTCCTTTAAAACCGTCATTTTATGTTATTCTTAATCTTTTTTAATCTCTCTTGTGTTCCACCAAATTCGTAACACTTGCATGGTTGATTATTAACAGATACATCTTTTCCGTACTTCTTTCCGAAGCATCTACCAAGCCATTCTTTTTTTCTACATAGCTGGCAGTTATGCTTATTTTGTCCTGGTGTAATATGCATCATTATCATCCTATTAATTAGCTCTCATTATTTCAAATATCTTTTCCTTCAATACAAGCTGACAAGCAATTCCGCAATCTTTCATATCGGTGATTGAAACATGGTTGTCCTCACAGAACTTCCTATAATCTGTAACTGCCTGATTGATCTTCTGCGGATCCAGACTTCCTACATGATCCATGATTAGATTTCGGCAATAATAGACATCGTAGTATATCAGCTTACTAGATATATATTATTCATTTTCTAACTCCTTCAGCTTTTTCGTTGCTTCTGCTCTTGTTAAAAATACTGTTTCTCCAAAAGATTCTTTGTAAAATATGATGCTAGATGTTGAAAATTCAATTGTTGTGCTTAAAATTTTTATTGATTTTATTTTTCTCCCGCAAATATTTTCTCCGCTGATGATAAAAACTGAATCTCCGACTTTACACGGTAGTTTTAATAATAATCCCTGTTCTTCTAAATCTTCATATTCAGCAAGCTTAGTAAGAATTTTGTCTGCAAACGATTTTAATAATCCATCTGTGATTTCTTCCTTTGCAATGCCCGTACCATCAATATTTCTTTCTCTTTCTGTTAATCTTTCCATTATTCCACCTCTCTTACTTCCTGATATATAATTTCCATATCGAAATTACTTTCAACATCTGCGTTCGTCTTCATTACGTTTACTGATAAATTCATCAAAACTCAATATTTCTGACATGTTTATCTTCCTTTTGTTTGAAAGTTAAATTTCAAACTACTTAATACTATTTTAACATTCTTCATACCATATATCACAAATTGCACAAGTTAATTCAATCTGCATCATCCATGTTGCATTACATCCAAATCATTATTCATATAATTCTTTTATTTTACCGATCTCTGAATCAATATCAAACATTCCAGTTTCTTCAACTTTTAAAAATTCAGAATACAGTTTATGTAATTCTTCTTTAGTTTTAGTTCAAAAAATATTTTCATTATTCGTAGTAAATATACCTCTATCATTTTATTTTTCTTTATTTAATGTTTTCAATTTCTTCCATTTTTTCTAAAAATAATTTCATTTCATTGACGGTAAGCCCAACAACAATATTTCTATCAGAAACCGTCTGATAAGAATATAAAACATATTCATTAGAGATTAATTTCTTCGCAATATCAACTTTATGAATATATTTAGATTCTTCATTTTCTCTAACATATTCATATAAATTTTCGTTTTTTATTTTCTTTTTAAAACCGATTTCTAATAACTTTTTATCTATATTTTTACTCATTATTCTATCCTCCTAGCAAAATTCAATCTTGGAACTATTCTACTCATAATCTACTATTCCAATTTGACTTCCCTGAGTTAATACTACTTTCTTTTCTTCTCCGTACTCCCAATCATTCACTGTAAATTCATCAATGTCATCTAACTCTGTAGCAAAATTACTTCCAAATGACTGTATCATTCCGATGCAAACAGGCATATCTTCATCATAATTTTCAAGTGCAGCTTTTAAATCTCCTACTGTCATAATTTCACTTATCCTCTATTATACTTCTGTATATGCATATTAATAATCTCCGACTGACTAAGCATTCTTAAATATCCATTTCTTAATTCTTCATCAATCCAATCATCAAATGATTTATCATATCCATGTGCAGTTTTAAAGACAAATAATGTCTTTAACTGATCTTCTGTATATACTCTTTTATCCGCAGCGCATTCAAAATATCTCATATTCTTTACCTCTTAACATTGTCTTCTATATCTTTCATGTATTTTCCCTGTGAAAAATCTCATTCATCTGTAACATTAATTCAAGCTGCTCAATTTCCGTTTTCAACTTTTTCATTACCAGCAAATCATTAATTGTATTATCCTCATATGTGGGAGAATCTATGTTTTGTATATTTATTTTGAAGTATTCCTGTTTCTTAGATAAATCTTCTTGTAAAGAATTTATTCTTGCAATAATCCATTCATTCATATTTTCGCTCCATAAAACTATTCTTTCATCTGCTTGTTATCTATTATTTTACCACACATCAGTTAATCTGTCACTCGGCTATATATTAACTACCTCTTTTCGCTGCTTTAATCTATTATATTCTGATATTACCCTCAATAATTCAGGAGAAGTATAAAAGAAAAATATAGTTCTTTCATTATCTTTGTGGCTTTTCTGAAAAGATTCTACTTCAAACCCTTTAAGCAATAAATATCCCGCCAATTTTCTTGAATAAATATAACTGTAAACATCTTTTGACATTTCAATTTCCATTTACATTTCCTCAATATGTAATATTCGTGTTGCTTGTAAGATTCTTATATCTAATTTTTAAATTTAATATTTCTTTCCTCTAAATAATCAATTAATGGTCTAAAATAAACCTGTGGTTCTTTGATGCTAGAAATATTATTTTTCGCCCATTGAAGTAATTTTTCTGATAATTCTCCACCATTCACTAAATAATTCAATTCAAGAAGATGTAATTTATCTGCTACATCTAATGGATATTTTTCATATAAGTATTTAGATGGAAGAATACATATCCATTCTTTTGCTAAATAAGTTTTCATCTTTAATTTAGTAATTTTCGATTTTGTCAATTCGCTTATCAAATCAATTCCGTCTTCTTCCATATCATTTAATCGAAAGAAATTCTGTATAACTTCTATATCAGTTCTGCCAGAAATTTGTTGTTCCGTTACTAAATCTTTTAATGTAATCATTATCTCACTCCCTTTGAAAACTGGTTTTCATCTACTATTTTCAACCATATCAAAAATTTCATTCCAATCAGAATAATTTTGTAATTTTTCTTGCGGAACTAATAATTCATATTCTTCTTCAATTTCTTCTCGTGATCCATATCCATTAAAACTAGGAAGACTACCAAATAATTCATTATGTTTTTCCATTTGTCTAAAAACAACAATGCTTTTCTCTGGAAAATTTCCCATGTGTGTAGCGTAGCTATCAATTTGAATAATTGACTTATCTTTTTTGTTTACATAAACATCTCCAAGCTTCATATCATTTCTCCCTATTCTATACTGGTTTTCATTTAATCAATTCGTATTAGATTACCATTAGAATCAGTTTTCCATTTACCATTTACAGTTCCCGTAACAACGACTTCCATTTTATCATAATCAATATGAGCCAGAAGTCCTCTTTCAACCAACCAATTTCTTGCACGTTCTAACTCTTTTCTCGTCTGGAATCTCCATCCTGTCATTTGACCTTTAATCAATTTATTACCTCCATGAAATTCTCGTTTCAAATTGACTTACACTCTCTGTATTCTGATTCTGTAATTAATCCTTCATTATACATATCTTCAAGCGTTCTAAATATTGCATTCGCTCTCCAACTTGCATAACAATGACCATCAAATTCTCCAACAACTGCATCTTCATTCTCTTCTCGTTGTTTTTGTAATTTCTCTCCCAAATCCCAATTATGAAAGAAAACGCTTTATATTGAGCTGCAATAATTCTCAATAATTCTATTTCGTATTCTTGTGAAATTAATTTCTCTTGTGCATTTAATAATTCCAATCCTGCACTTCCTAATGGACTGTTCTCAATTCTATTCTTAAAATATTTGTCATTCATAATTTTTATTCTCCAATTATATTAACTCAACAGCGCAATAATGAATACTGCAATTCCTACATATGCGATTATACATCCTAAAGTATACATCTCATTTCCCCAATCTTATTTATAAATGTTACTTGTAATATGAACAGTCGCATAATATGTTCTTCCAATCTCTTTTGCGATTTCCACATTACCCTTATTCTGTTTCATAAGAACTTTAATTCTTCTTCGTTCTTCTGGTGTGATCTTGTTTCTATGCCTTTCTGGTATGTACGAATTTTTTATACTACACATCCAATCTGGCTCTGGTAATATAGAACCAGCTTCATATTTACGCCAGTTGATTTCTGTTTTATGATTTTTCGCCCATTCCCAAAAGTTATCAGGATCAATCAGATATCGTGTCGAATTGGAAACTTTAAACTTCTTACATGGAAGTTTTAACTTTTCAATCCATCTGATCACAACAGATATGTCACAATTGAATGCTTTTGCTATTGTTTTAGCAGCAAGGCATTCTCCGCAGTAATGATTAAGACCTAATTTCCTCGCCTTATGTTTAACAGATGATACACTTCTGTTCAAAAATTTTGCCGTAGTTTCAACTGATTGATTCAAATACCTTCTATACATATAAGTTTCTTCATCTTTTGTCCATTCTCTTCTTCCCATACACTACCTCTTAGCTCTAGCTTTCAATAAAATACGATTTTCATTATTCTCTAAAACAGTTTTGATAAATAACTCCATTTTCGTTTATGTGTATTTCTGTTACATTTTTTACATCTGCAAAAGTTTCGCCGTGTAAATGATTATTGATATATTTATAAGCTTTTTCTTTTGCATCTTCTTTATTTTGAGCATATAAAATACAAATTTTACAAAATATTTCATAGCCAGTGTCTATAATTAATTTCACTTTATAAACTTCCATAAATTTTCTCCTATTTATGCAACATTTCTCTCAACCACACATCAAAGTTAAAATTTTCCATATTTTCTTCTCTTTCTGTATAATTTCCATTATAATTACGAAAACAGTTTCCAGAATCACGCTTGTCTTTATCCCAATGTTCTACATATTTATTTGTTCCTTTCATTCTTTCTTCACCTCTTCCATAAGATATGATAATCCCTTACTATAGTGACGATTGAACCAATCATATACAGCATTCTTATTAGTTCCTTTTGGAAATGCATACCATGCAGCTTTAAGATTTCCATTACGATCTACAGGAATACTCTGAAATTCTTTCCATAATGCTTCTACATTCTTATCAATTATATTCTGTAACGTTAATTCTTTTGCTTCCATATAGTTCTCCCATCATTTATGAATTTGTTGTATGATTTGCAAAAAGGATTAAAACATCTATCCACTAACACAAATTTCCCATTAACAAAATCAAAATACTGTTTTCTACTTTTCTGTCCGCACACATAACAATTAATCATGTTCTCATTCCATTCTTGATACTGAATCACAAATTTTCTGATTAAGTCTCTGATATATTTCCGCTGACTCATCTACTCATCTAATGCTTTAATTACAGATGTTTCATATGTTAATTTTTCTGCTCTGTAAACATTGTCAATTAAACAAATCAAACCATTTGATAAAATACTTATTTCCTTTGGTGTAAGTTCCAATTTGATTTTCCCGTTATTGTCCATAATATTTTCCTCCTGATCCTCATATTAAGTGAATTGCATTCTAATTTTCCTTAAATCATTAACCGCATAATCACATATTGTTTGTAAACTTACGCTATCACAATCATCGTTTACCACTTTTGTTAAATCTTCGATAATTCTATCAAGATCATTTCTTAACTTTTCTGTTTCGTTGAATGTAAGAATCGTGCATTCTTTCAACATAAATATTTCCTCCTACAAATTAGTTGCGTTTCCATCTGCATCGTATTTAATTGGCTCAAAATGTCCTACATACCCAATATCTGTTTCCTTATCATAAATTCTTATTGAATGACCTGTACCACCTTCAAATGAATAACGTTTATCATCAGATTCTAATAAATTAATTATATGTTCAACAATATTACATAACTGTATGGCTTCTTCTTTCTGTTTTTCGACTTTTGTTATTTTTACATAAAACTTATGATTAAAACACCATTTAAGTGAATGTAATACATTTAATGTTTTATCGTACGTTCCACCAATAACACATCCATCTTCATAACAAAATCCTTTACTATCATCAAAATAAATATATTCATCTTCTTCTAATCCATCAGAAAATAATTTATCTGTATTTCCTAATTGGACAGAATTAAGACCGGCTTGTAAAGTAACTTCTCTATATTCATTTGTTGGATAAAATTGCATATGTATTCCCTGTTCCTTTCTGCAAATTAATTAGTTTTATAAATATTACTTTATGATTCGTAATTTCCTTTTTGAACTTCATTTTTAATGTAAAGTGGAATAATCCCAAATAACCAAAATGAAGTTTGCTTTATATATTGTTCACCAACTTTTGTATAATAACCAGATTGCTTAACTTTTTTAATGTAAAATCTTTCTCTTTTAACTAACATATAACAATCTCCTTTCGATCAAAAATCTATTCTAATTCTTCTATTGAAAATCCATATTTTTCTTCGAATTCATTTTCCCCGTAAGTCTCTAACATATCCATAATATTAGGATGTTGCCAATCAACAAATTCAAATAATTCTTCTGCTACATCTTTGTGTCCATTACATTCTTCTACAAAATCATTTCCCGTATAACAACTATGAAGAACATTTTTAATTTCTTCCTTATTTAATTTTGTATCTATATTAATTTCATTCAAATCAATATCTGGAATATAAATAATATCATCAGTTATTTCAAAATCACTTTTATATATAATACAGTCCTGTCCATCCGAAAAATGAAATAAATCTTTAAGTCTATATCCTTCGATTAATTTTTTCTTTAATTCTTTTGCTGTCATATTTATTATTCCTTTCTTAAAATCATCATTTCATCAAAGTCCTAAAATCATCAATATAAATGAAAGTATCAATATTGTACAAGATAAACAAAATATACTACCTCTAATTATGTGCTGTTTTCTTCCATTTGTTGATAAACAAAGCCCTATGTAAAAAATCACAAAACTGATTATCGCACTTGAAATACTTCTCATAATTTCCTCCAATTCTTCTTTTATATTATAATTTGTTAATTTCTTCTGCAATTTTCTTCAATACATTACCGCCTTCTATTTTCTCAATGCTATCTCCATTTTCCCAGATTGTTAAAATTGGGTAATCATTATATTGTGGATCAAAATAAATTTTGTCACACATTTTCTTTCTTATCATGTTAATATCTTCTGATATGCAAGCAGTGCGCCCTGTGTTGTATTCTTCTAATACATATATTTTCATTTAATTTCCACCTCTCAATCACATATATGATTAATTCTCTCGTTATAACATTCATCTTTTATATGCAATGCATAATATAAACAGGTCTGAATATTTCCTATTTCTTCCATTGTTAAATCATATTTTTTCGCATATTGTTTTTCTTTAGTAAAAATTCCACCGCATAAAAATTCTTCATCATTGAATATTGCTTTTATAACCGGCATCAATGTATTCGTCTTTATAATATTTTCCTCACTTTTTATCAGTAAATCATCGTTTCATTTACTTTAATATAATTAACTCTGCTTCTTCGACATATTTCTTTGCAGCATTATATCCATTTCTATTAAGTTCACCTTCAATACTAAACCAAAGTGAATCTAAAAAATTTGGAATAGATGCAAAATCTTTGTTTGGATATTTTTCTCTATATCGTTTATACGCCGTTTTATATAATTCATCTACTAAATCACGCTTCATTATATTTCCTCCATTCTTCCAAAGAAACTCTTGTTTCAAGTATAATTTTTCAGCATTTCTATTGCTTCATCCAAAGCTGCCTGCTTTTCATCCAACTGTATCCGTAATCTCTTTATCGTCTCGTCTCTATCTTTTACCATAAACTTTAATTGTTCTTTTGTAGCATTACATATATTTAAACGTTCTCCGTTTTCCCACTGTTTATGTGTCATAATTTCTACCTCTCTGAAATATCTCTTTCATCTGTTAATTCTCTGTTAATTAAAACAGGTGGCACTCTATATCAAGTACCACCTGTAAGTATGTAATATTATCGTTCTGTATATTCCCATTCTGCGATAAAGTCAAACGCTTCATTGTAATACATAGGGTTTAAATCCTTATAAGAACTACATCCAAACCTTTCCTTTAATTCATTCCACATATTGATAAAATAGCTTTTGGAATAGCATTTGTATTTAGTCCCATGCGCTCCATCCAGAAGTTTATTGATTCTGTCTTTCGCTGCTTTATATAACTTCTGTTGCTGTCTAGTGGATAACGTCATATTTTCCACCATCTTGTTGAGCATTTCTGTCTGTTCTCCGAGAAGATCTTCCATTGCGTTAATTTGAACTTGCATTCCTTCAATACGTCCTGTAAGTCCTAAATCATTAAAAAATTCTTGTTTCTGTTCTTCTGTTCCGAAAAATGCCTCGTGAAGTGTTTTAGCAGCTTTTAACTGATATAAAACAAGTTTTTGTACACCTTCTGGATTATTCCTTCTCATAGTAGGAGTAAGAGAAATTTTAGCAAGCCATAGTGTAACATAATCTTCAACGACACATAATGTTTCCTGTTCTCCACCTTTGGAAGGGTAACGCAAAATTGCGATTCCTTTTGAAAGCACGATATCTTTTCTTGCATTTTCAACCTGTCTCCTAGTCTGACCATCCGAAAACCCTAAGTCATAACAAACATTTCTGATTGCCAACCATAATTTTCCAGAATCATCTTTGATTCCTAACAGTTCACTACCTTCAAATGGAATTTTCTTTGTTTCTACCATAATTGATTCCTCCTGTACTTGCATATTATTTAGTTCTCAATGTGCATTTGTAAAATATTGGAAATTTTCTGATTGACTAATCGTGTTGAAATGATATATAATAGATAAGTCAATCAGTTAATGGTTTTCCATGCTGATGGCGGTTAATGGTGGTTTCTAGTTTCTCAGGCTGTGAACCACCATTTCTATTTCTGCTTATCTTTCTCCCGTTCTACAAGAATCATTCTTATGAGATTAGAAAAATTTGTCCCCTTTTCTTGTGCTTCTCTTTCCAATGATTCCTCCAATTCTTTTGAAATATAAACAGACTTTCTTATTCCATTCTGCTTAGGTTTCGCCATTGGATTTCCTCCTTACGTCTATTATATTATCATTTTAACAGGTACTTGTCAACATCTATTTTCATTATTTTTATGTTCATAAGCACTATCGTAGTTACTAAAATTTCCATTCTAGCAACTACTAACTACAAACGAATCATGCTATATGTAATCCTGATGCTTTCAATAATGCTTCAAATGCGTTTATCAATTCTATCCTCATTTTCTTTTTAGCAACTGAACCTTTTCCGCCTTCTCTTATACTATCATCCAGGCGTGTTTTGTATTTTCTTACTTTATCATTCGCAAACAGATCAATCTCTTCTATTTTTCCGTTATCCATCTGCATTCTCATAAAAACGTGTGTATTCTGTTTATTTCCATCTGTATACTCTATGAAGCTTGCTAAATTCTGCATATGTATATCCTCCATCAACTCAGTATTGCTACTATAATAAGTATTGTAAGTCCAATTCCCAAACAATAACCTAACTCGTACATTTTAATCTTCTCCTTTAATCCTGTTCTAAGTATAAAATTAGCCTTATAGATTTATTCTCTACAAGGCTATAAAAGATACATTTCATTGCATTTTTAATCTGCTTAATATTTTTATTATAAGTTCACTATAACTACAATGGTTTCTTATAAGGTTTACAGTTATGTTTCCATGCTGTTATTTTCACTCTAACTTCACCTTCGTCTAACGACCAATACCAATCTCCATCGTGTCTATACGCAAATGCATCACAATGAGGCTCATGATCATTGTATCCAATATATGTTACTTGTACATCTTCCATATCATCTGGAAATAAACCAGAACTAACGGGAGTCCAACTATTATTCTTCATAATATTTTCCACCTTTCTTATGGTATATAATCAAATTCTTTTAAACCGCCACTAGCCATCATAAATGCTTGCGCAGCTTCACTATATGTTCCATCAAAGTTTCCGTTCTCTGTATCGTAATCACTAACATGATCTCCAATTCCCATCTCATAGAAACAAAAGATATTAGATATGAGATTTTCCATATCTGTTTTAGGTTCATATCCCTGTTCTCTAATCCAGATTGTCATATAATCATAATCACATAATTTTTCTTTTGGATATGTACTATAATCTTTTTCCTCTGTCCATCTTCCGTATGTGTCTACCATTCTAACAAGCCTCCTTATATAATGGATTTACACCAGCAGATTTTTCAATAGTCTTTCTTGCATTCTCAATCATCTGCTCTGCATTTCCCATCTTGTCAATGTTTACTTTTAAATTTTCCATAGCTTCTGAACGTGTTTTTCCTTTTGCAATCAGCAAACCAACTCTTTTAACAGATATTTTCCATTCGGCATTATCACGTAAAATAAAGAAGTCTATTCCATATTTAGTAAAGCATTCCGCAATAACTTTTCTCCATTCAGAATGATCTTTATTATGAAATGCAATGTAAACTTCCTGGATATCCTTTTCTTTCTGTTCTGCTTTCTTACGTGGCTTATACTCAATAGATTCTTTAAAATCTGAACTTGTGATACTTTCCAGATATTGCATTCTTTCTTTATAACCTTTAGGAAGCTTCAAGCCTGTTACACATTCAAAGATTTTAATACTTGCTTTATTTCCATTATGTAAACGTTCTTTAATCTGGTTCTTGCAATATGGAATATCATAATAATGGATTAATGGTAATAAATTATAATTCCATTTCTTTTCCATGCCATATACATCAAGAAAAATATCATCAATAATTTTAGTTTCCATTTCTGGTAAACGTTCCATATCTTCTGCAAGTAAAGTCTTAACACGTTCTATTTCTTTCCGTTCCTGTTCTGCTTTTTCCAACGCAGCACGTTCATTTTCTTCCTGTAAACGTTTCTGTTCTTCCATACATACCCTGTGATCTGCAATAGCTTTTTCCATAGCCTGTTCTGTATTAATTCCGTTATCAATAATATATTCTACAAAATCATATTGTGTTTTATTAAGTTCAGTATACATTCTTCCTTCTGGTTCATAAAATTTATATAAATTTTTTGGCTTACTATATTCTCCGTCATGTTTCATATATGTATAGCCTTCTTCTTTTTCTAAATAACATCCATCTAAAAGTCTCATGCAAAGATAATCTACTACATTATAAATTTTATTATCATCTCTGCATAATTTACTCAACATATTTTCCACTCTTGTTTTCCGTGGTTCTTTGATATTATCTGTAAATCCAAAATAAAATCTATCTGTTTTAATCATGTTCTTATACCTCCATCACTCACTTTTAAAACTGTCTAATACGTTCTTTAAATTTTCCAACTGATTCTCTGCTTCTGTTCTTGCGTATTCGTCAACAAGAAATTGTTTTCTTTCCTGTCTGCATTCTTCAATAACATTCTGTAATTGTTCATCTGTACTGTTAATCATAACTATTTCCGCAGCTTCCCAATCCTCTACATCTTGCATTTCTCTTTCATCAAGATAATGATTATATAAACCACGTTCCTGTAATTTCTGTTCTATGTCATCGTCTGGAATAGGAGCATCAATCCAATTCTGCATACAGAAATGAATTAACTCTAAAGATTTTCCGTTATATGTAGACATATGGAAACTGTTTCCACCAGCTACGTCATACCACATTGTTATAATTCCGTTTTCGTCCATTTCCACAATGTAACGCAAGTTTGGATTCTCTAAAGATTCTTTATATGCTTCGATTCCTTTGTTGATAATTCTTTCTTTATTTTGTTCAATCAGTTCTAACCATTCTCTGTTAGTCATTCTTTATATCCTCCCGTAAATTTTCCACTAAAAAAGGAAACTAAATTGAATTAGTTTCCTTTTAGTATTCTCTGTTATTCTATTCTTCATCATATCTTTCATTAATGACATCTATAATATCATCCAGATACATTTCTTCATTGTATGTTGATTGATTAGAAATTTCTAATATTTTATTATCTATATCAAAATTAAAATAAATACCGTAATCAATTCCTCCTGCATTAATTGTCACTGTCCATTCATCAATGTTATTTACTCCGTTATTTACTTTATTCAAACAATACGCAAGTGAGTTTACACTCCTTTCAATATCCACTGAATATCTCATGTTTATTTCCTCCTATTCTCACATTCCATAGAAAACACTTTCTTTTCTATGTCTATCTCTTTCAAAATCTTCTTTGACATAATCCCATTTTATAGCGTTCTCTATAGCGTTTAATTCATCTATAGACAGCTTTTTGTTTCCGTTCCATATGTAGATAGGATTGACTTTAAAACGTATGTATTCAAGCGGTAAATCGTATTTTTCCGCTAGCAACTTATAGAATTGTTGCTTGTTCATAATATTTCAACTTCTTTCACATTCCATGTGATTCTTGTTAAATCATCAGAAATTTTTCCATCATAACTCTGATGTGTAGAATCCCATATAAGTTCTACTGTATCATCTGGACGTACACAAGCCCATAAATGATCATGATTTACTTTTGTGATACAGATAATTCCTGTATCGTTAAATGTTCTATGCTTTTCTGCTCTTTCCTGTTTTAATAATTCCATTGCTTTTTCATAATTTGTCATGCTTTATCCCTCCATCACGTTCTGACCTATTTATATTATTGATTATATTACAATGCTTTTAATTTCACAACACCATTATATATAGTAAATTTTCCGTATACATAATTGTCTTGTGTAAAATCGTGGTCGTAAACGTGCCATAATTCCAATTCAGTGTTACATTTCCATCTGTTCTTATTTAAGATGTCGCAAATTTTCTTTGCACTTCTATCCGGAGCAAAGAAAGCATATGTTTTTGAATGTAGATACTCCGTTCCCTTATTTGTCATTGCAATTAATTTCATGTTATCAATTCCTTTCCTTATATAATGTGTTCTGTTTAATCGTTCAATCGGCATACAGAAATATTTCCATATGCCTATCAGCGGTCAAACATCATTCTGTTAATTCTTCTATTGCTTCACATAACTTTAATAGTGCAGCTTTAATTGTACTATTTCCGTTAAGTTGTGATAACTCATTATATAGTTCTGTTTCCGCTTCTTCTCTGTTTTCTTCATCATCGTAGCCATCTGAAAGACAATCAATAATCTTTCTTGCTAATTCTGAACTATTCATTCTTATTTCCTCCCTTGTGGTTTAATGAACTTTCCAACATTGCCAATAATAATCTTCTTTTGTCGCAATTTTTTCCGCAATCATATCAGGATTAAACATTTGTGTTCTTCTAATAAAGTCTTTGTACTGTTCATTAAAATCATCACAATATGTGATTTCTTCTGATAAAATTCTACCATCATCACTCGCATATTCATAAATAGCACTTGATTCATCACTATTGTACGTTTCCAAAAATTTACTAATTGTTCTGCCGTCTTCTGTTTCTGTTAAATAATCTTGTAAACATTCTTTTGTAATTTTAAATTTTACTTCTCTTTCTACATCCAAAGTATCATCAATATAGTTACAAATTTTTAATTCTACAAACTTATTCATACCAGTTTACCTCCTGTTAAAATGTGAATTTCATTTATTGTTTCCAGTCCATCCATATTCTTTTATAGAATCCCTACTTTCTTTTTTAATAACTGAATAATTTTATAATCTGTTTCCTGTTTCCGTAACACTGTATAAATAGAATAGAATTTCATATTGAGTAAATTCTTAATAAAATCAGTACTGGCTCTTCCCGTATTGATGTAATAAACCAATGGCGAAATCATTCGATCTGCTATTTAAATATCTTCTTTTTTACTTATGTACAGCTTTAAGTCTGCTATGTAGTTTTCGATTCCAGTGCTAGAAAATTTATATTCCATCCTTGTTCTACCTCCTAAAATTCCGCTTTCTGCATCATCTACGCTTGCATAGCTGATATAATAGCCTCCATCAACAGGCGGATTGAGTACAATTCCGTTCTTTTCGTTATCGGTTACTTTTCCGATAATGCGTTCTATGTACATGATGCTATGATCTGCTCTTGTTGTAAGCATTTCCTCTGTTAAGTCATTACAATCAATGACTTTTGTGATAGGTGCATTTTTTGCGACATCTGGAAATGTTCTTGCCTGTACAGGTGCGCTTGTTACGTTTCCGATAATGCTAATACTTGCAAGTGTTACAATTAATGCTTTTTTAATTCTGTTCATCATAGTTCTTTCCACCTTCCTTATATATAATTAATATCCTTTTGCAATGTAGTCTAAAAACATCCAGACAGGCATTGTAAACAGGAAGAAAGCACAAATGTACATCAATACTGTTTTTATTTTCTGGTGTCTTTCTCTTCTGAATACTGCTTTCCAATATGCTCTTGTTCCATAAATCTTTTCCATAGTAGCTTCCCTTTCTTATGTTGTATTGTTTACGTGTTATAAGCACTATAAAAGGCACGAATGATATAATTTCCATTCATGCCCTATTTAGTGATTATAAAGCTTTTTACACTTCGTATTTCCGTTCTAATTCTTTGCAAATTTCAGAATCGTAACTAAATGGATATTCTTTTACAAGTCCATTCCTACTGTAAATGTTTGTGATAAACTTCACATCATAGAATGATGTATAATTCAGTGAATATGTAATTGTGTTATTAATATAAATGTTTACAGATTGCCCGTTATCATAATACTGAAAAGGTACGTCCGATATTTCCAGATCATCAAGAACTTTCTTTCCTTCATAGTAATTTCTTTCAAACTGTTCTTTGCTTCCCCATGTTTCACCTTTTGTCAGTTCCTGTAATATTGATACGATTGACATATTATTTTT